TCTATATCCAGTTTAATTTTTAACAATGCATCCCATTCTTTAGCGCCATACTTCTTTACAAAGTCTATCTTTAACTTTGCCTCCTCATCGGAGATTTGCTTCTTGTGCTTCCATTCTTCCAAGGCTCTTATCAGTGCTGTCTGTTTTCTAAACTCTGCTTCTCTTGCCGCCCTGCGTCTTTCCTGTGCTTTCTTTTGGGCTACATCTACAGCATCGTGTTGGATGCCTTCAATACTTTTAGATAGCCCTTTACTGGCTTCCCGACTTGCATCTAGGCTACCGCTGAGAGCCTTTACTCCTTCGGTTATACCAAACGGGTCTGCCATAGCTCACTTTTATTTAGCCTTTTTTGCAGTTGTTTTGCGAGTAGTAGCTTTCTTTAAAGTTGGCTTACGCTTTTTTTCTGGCGCAGGAAAAGGAAATACTTCATCCAGTTTTCCAACTTGCATATCAATCTTAGGCATATAGCCTAATTTGTCCATAATCCATGTAAATGTAAAGTTCATATTAAGCTCCTAATAGTGCTTTTACTTCGTCTTGAGTTAAACCAAGTGCAGTTAGTTTAGCTAGTGCAGAAGCCTTTGCAGTTGCTTGTGCTTGTTCTGCGGCAATAATGGCTTGTTTTTTAGTTTCATCAACAGTTACTACACCATTGTTTAATACCCAAGCATCAAAGTATTTAGCATCATCGCCTTGTGGTAATGCAGATTCATCAACAATAATTGCACCTACTGGACAATCTTTTGTTAATACTTCATTGATAGGCAATTCGCCAGTTGGAATAGTTACAGATACTCCACCATTTGAATTTGTATAAATAATTACTTGTGACATTTGTTTTTCCTTATCTAAATACTGCAAAATCTATACCAGAATCAGCAGTAGTTCCAGAACCGCCTAATGAAGATGGATATGTAATTTGAATAGTTGTACTTGAAGATGATTTTGCATTTATACTTGCAATTAAATCATTGTTACTAGAACTATTAAAAGCACTACCAACAACTGCATAATTTGCATCTGCTAAACTGTTTGTAAAAGCAAAAACATAAGTTCCTGTGCTGCTTCTAGTAACGCTAGAAATATTGTAAGCGTATCTTAAAGTTGGGGCAGCACCAGCAGAGTAAGCATAACTTCCCCAAGCCTTTGCAACACCACTTCCGCTTGATTGTGTAGTAGCATCAGGGTAAGTTAAAACTCCACTTGTAATAGTAGGACTTGCAGCAGTTAAACCAGCACTAGCCTGTGTAGTCGAATCACTAAAAGTAATTGACGGACTAGAACCATTAATAATTGTTGTCATTAGTTATTCTCCGCTGGTGTTGGTGTATTGCCTTCGGACTTCCACAACAAAAAGGCTTGGTAGTCTGTGTTGTCAGGATTTATTGGAATAAAAGCATTGTCTGATAAACGCTGAATCATGTGTCCATCTGTTGTTAATTTATACATTTATAACTCCGCTGATGCTGACCATTGAAATTGAACACATCCATTTGTTCCACTTACAGAGCTTGTAGCGTTATAAGCAAAAAATGACCTATCGTTAGAAACATTGGGTGTGCAAGAATTAGTAGTTAAATCTGTTCCACTCATGTTTGCTAAAGTGTTTGCAGTCCCGTTTGGCGACCAAGTGGAAATAGTTGGGGCAGTTCTTTTTGTAACCATAAAAGTTGTATTTGGTAGTTTATCTCCACCACCAACAACATTTCCTGTGCCAACATATAAAGTTTGACCTGTATTTGCTGTGCCACTTGCACCTAAAGCTGTTCCCTGTTGGTAAGATTTTTCAAAATACCTTTGGCAGTTAGCTAGGCTAGTCTGATAATTAACATACTCAAATCCAGTAGCACTACTTCCTACTTCTAGTTGAACACCAGTAATGTAAAAGGTTGCACCGCTTGTTCCTACTACGGATGTTGCACCAGTAGGAGCATAGTAATTTGCACCAGCCCATGCACCAGCAGTTCCACTATATGTAGAGCCTGAACCTAAATTAAATCCAACCTGTATTCCAGCATTATTTGTTGCACCTTCCCAAGTTCCTGTTGTATCTCCAGCAATAGTGATGCTTATTGGAGTCCAAGTATTTGCAGATGAAACTGTGTAAGAATATGGATAACTTCTATTGTTATTGTTATTTCTTAAAGAGCCGCCAAAAGTTCCTGTAAGACTTGAATACACTTGAAATGACAAAGTAACTGTTTTAGCGTTGGCAGTTCCCCATCCAAGGTCTGCTGTATTAAATGCTTCAATTCTTTGAATAATTGCAAATAAATCGCCAGAAGCAACAGAATAAGCAGAAGAAGAAGTTACACCTAAATAATTATTAAATCCTGTTGGTGGTGTTACAGAACCAGCATTTTGTTGAATAGTAAATTTACTGTTTTGAGTTCCAGTTACTAAATATCTATCTAAACAATAAATGTTTGCAGAGGCTAAAGTGCTTGTTGAATAACTAGCACCAGCATTTCTTTGGTCAATAACCATCGCACCATTAATTATCCGATTCTTCATAATAGAAGCATTACCAGCACCAAGTGAAGTGTTTGCTACGCTAGACTGAATTACATCAGCCGATACTGTTCCGTAAGCCATATTAGTTTCCTATGATTGCAGTAACTTCTGCTGGTGTTAAGCCGAGTGCGGCAAGTTTAGCTTGTGCAGATGCTTTGGCGGCTATTTCCGCTTCTTTAATTTCATTTTCTTTAGCTATTACTGCGTTTAAATCATAAACGACTTCATTGCCTTGTGCGTCATAAGCAATCATGCCATTTGTGGTTACAATTTGAGGGTATAAAGTTCTTAAAGCATCCATTATTGTGCAATCTCCATCAAAATAATTGAGCTAGGGGTTCTTGCATCACCTGATGTTCCTGAAGAATCTCTTTCAGTTCTATTTAAATAACCAGTTCCGCTACCATTTGAAGCCATTTGCATTTTGTAAGTTGTAGATGATGTTGTGGCTGGGCTATCAACATAAGCCAAAGAAACAGAACTAGCACCATAACTGTTTGGAATATCAAAGTTTATAGATGCTTGATTAATTGTTCCGCTTAATGTTCCTTGATAAATTGATGTGCTTCCACGAACTAAATTTAATCTAATATTAGTGCTTGACGCTGATAAGCAACCAATATTTACCATAACCAATATTGTGCTTGTAGAAAATTTAGGAGTAATAGAAGCAGACAAACCTGTAACATCAACATAACTACCTGATGCTGTTGTAAATGTATCAGATTTTACTGCTTGAACAACTTGAATAACACCACCTGACTGTGGGCTACCAGTAGTTAATACTGTTCCTGTAGAAGCTGGTAGCGTAATAGTATTCGACCCACTTACATCGGGTGCTGACAGCGTAATTGACCCGCTGGTATTTCCAGAAATTACAACGCTTGACATTGCGTACTCCTTAAATAATTATCAACGACTAATTTAGCCTGTTCTTTTGTTGGGAAAGTTCCTAAATATAGTCTTTCACCATTAATGCTTACTCTTGCCATATGTTTTTCTGCGCCCACGCAATTATCAAAATGCCAACGTTTCATTAAATTTACAGCACCTATTTTATTACATTTTGGACATAAAACTTTTGAATATTGTTTTCCTTGCCCACCCAATCCAATATTTCGCTTCCATTCTTCAGGCAGTTTCATTCCAATTCTTTTAGCACGAAGTTGTGCTTTTGCTTCATCAGTATGATGCTTCCCTTTAAATGAAGATGGCTTGCCACTAGTATCAAAACCTAATGCTGTTTGTGCAGCTTGGTTAAAAAATTCTTTATTTAAAGAAACATTAAAACAATTATGCAACAATATTTCATGGCTTAATGCTTCTTCTCTTGTTTTCCAAGTAGCCAAAATATGTTTGTCTACAGCAATTTTATTTCTTTTGATAATCTTTGAACTACCCATATACTTATCTTCTTCAGGACTACTTTTGCAAGAACGAACGCCAATGTAGTATTTCATACCATTGAACGGCTCTTTAGCGGTTAAGAAATAAGTATAGTGGTTCATTATAAAATAACCCATCTAGAGCCACTAGGAATTTGTACAGAAACCCCACTTGCCACCGTAATTGGTCCTACTGACTCACCATTATTTCCTGTGGTCATCGTATAGTTTTGGGTAATGTTGGTTGTGTTCTCATAAATAGCGCCAGAAGCTACCGCAGAAGCTACTGTACTCCAGACAAACCCTG